GGTGCAACTTATAGTTTAGCAGAAAGAAATATTGCTAAATTGACTCATTTTATTGGCAGTATTGATACAAGTGCTTCAGGAATCAAGAACGCAGCAATTAGATTTATCAATGAAGGTTATGGAATGATGATTCAAACCAAACTTTTAAATAAAATTGCAACTAAAGTTAAAGCTGATTTAGTTACTATCTTAGAAGCGGGAACAAGTGATACAGTTTATGGTGATACTGTTTATGCATCTTCAGGAACATTATTAAATCAAAATAATCTTGTTACAGGGGCTTTTGCTGATAGCTCTTTAGATTCTCTTTACAATATGTTTGCAGCACAGCAAGATTATGAAGGAAATGGATTATTTCATTTAACACCTTCTTTCTTCTGCGTAGATCAAGCAAGCCTTGCATCTATGACAAAAATAATTAAAAATTCTATGACTGTAAACGATGCTCATAAGAATATCTTAGATTTTCAAAATGCAAATGGCGCAGTAATTGTTCCTCTTGCAGTTAGTTCTGGGGTAGCTTATGTTTTCACTGATGATAATCCTTTAGTTTTCTTATGTGAAACTACTGAACCTGTTGTAAAAATTGGATTTGATGAGTTAGGAAACTTAGTAATGAGAGCTTATTTAATCTATAAATTTGGTTGGTCTGGTCGTCAGGGAACTGCTAAAGTTACTGGTGCATAATGATTACTAATCAAAATGGATTACTATTTTTAAATCAATTTTCTAGCATTGTGAAGCTTCCTAATTTGGAGGCTCTCACTGCTGGGGTTGATTATTCTGTTGTTACAAATACTCCTGTTTCCTGTACTGTTGTTAATTCTAAGCAATTAACTCTTGCTTCTTCTTTAGATGATGCAATAAAAGGAGATGGGGTATTTATAACGATAGGTGAATTTGACTTTAAAAATATAATTGATAATATTAATTCAGATAAAGACAAGATTATATTACTAAAAGAATTAGTTGATTTAGATGGTGTATTAATTCAAAGTGGAAGTGTTGAAATAAAATATTCATGGACTAATGCTATAAAATTAATTAATGTTGAAGAAGGCCATTATTTAGTAAAGCCAACTAATCAAAAAATAGTTGTAAGAAATTCTTTTGTTCAGCCTTATGTAGATTTTTCTGAATTAACTCCAAAAATGGTTGATACTATAAATCTAAAGGAAAGCAGGATTGACTCTTTAAACAAAACAGCTTTAAAAATGATTTATTCAGACTTATCAGGACTTGATAATTATTATGATATCATAGATGAGATAGATTTATGGTCTATCTTGTTTTTAAAGATTGAATGTATGCTTGAAAGTGATGATGAAATAAAACAGAACTTTAATAGTAAATGTACTCAATATAAAAATAAGATTGCCTCTTTTATTCCTACTGAGGGCTTTGTTGAGAATGAAGACGGCTCTGTTTCTAGTGAAATATCGGGATTTTCTGTTGGCGGGTGGTCCTTATGATCAATAAAGAATTATCTACTAATTTGAAGAAAGCCTTCTTGAAGATTGGATTTCATGAGAATAAGGGCGGTGATTTATCTATTAATGAATATGATGTAAAACTTAACAATGGAACTCCTGATGCTTCTTACTTAAGTCAAATAATCACAGTTGAAGCATTGTTTGAAAGAAGTACTTTAGAAGCTAAGTTTTATAATACTAATACTTTTCTAAACACATTAAAGCAATATTTTGTAGTATCTGAAACAAGTACTACAGAAGTTGATAATAAAAGACATAAGTTAATATTAACTCTTATGCAGGCAAGTTCAACTTGTTAAATGGAGGAATAAATGGCAACAGCAAATAGCAAGGTCTTGAGGGCATATTATACAAAAATTTCAGCTCTTGAAACTGCAACAGGTAGAACTTTCAAAGAGGGTGATATCATATTAGATTCAGATATAACAGGAGCAAGTGGTTTATCTTGGCAGCAAATAGCTTTAAATGGTCCAATTTCAGACCTTAAATTTATGACTGAAGCTTTAGAAGCTGAACAATATGGACCTTATACAAGAGATACTATAGCAATTAAAGGAGATGAAAAGCCAGAAGGGGTTTTAAATCAGTTTCATAACTCTTTAACTTCAACAACTCATTTAAATATCTTAAAAAATGCTCTTGGTGCAGTAGTTGCAGGAAGCGGTAACACTGATACAGTTGCATCAGATGCAATCAACTCTGCAACTGTAGATGCAACAGGAACAAGTATTGCTTCTGGAGATGTTGGTAAATTTATAAATATTGGGGATAATAAAACTGTTTTACTTAATGTTTCAGGTTCTACTTTAACACTAGCAAGTAAGATTAATGCAAAAGCAGGGGATACTATTCTTGTGCCTACTCAAAATCATTTTGATTTAGATACTTTAGATGATGATCCTTTTGTTTTATTTGTAGAAACCGAAAAAGATAATCACTTAGTTTCTTGGGTTCGTTTTGGTCTAGATTTCTCAACAGCTCCAAATCAACTTTTTAAAATGACCTTCAATTTTCAAGGTGATACAGCTCCAATTTCTACTTTAACAAATGCAACAATCGGGACAGTAGTTGCAGAGCAGGCAAGCTTATCTATGAGTACTACAACTTTCAAAGGTGTTCACATTTCTACAACAGATAATTACTGTGCTAATACTTTTGATTTTAAACTTACTAGAGATATGACTAGAAAAGCATGTCAAGGAACTGAAAGTCAAAACGGCAATGGTGGAACTGATAGAAAACAATATAAAACAGAATTAACAGTTGTTGCATATGAAAGCGGTTTAAACTCTGAATATGAAGCAAATGACTATATCACTGTTTTGGCTCAAAAATCTGGAATTGCAATATATGCAGAAGGTGCATTAATCAAGAGTGAAGACACAAATACAATTACTGATAATATGCATACTACAACTTATGTTATAAGTGCTAATGTAGATATGTCTAAAAAATTAATGATTTCTTTATAACAAATTGAAGGGGAAAGTGAAATGAGCAAATTTGATGATTTAAGCAAGCAAATTTTTAAAGATAATAAATTCTTAATGCAAACTAGTCAAGATTTCTATGATACTGTTGAAGATGAAATTACTATTGATGATGATGGAACAGAAGTAATTACTAGAACCAAAGAAGAGCTTATTGAAGAATTTAAAAAGGGGATAGAAGGAAAAGGTTTTGCAGAGATAGACGGTCAAGTAATAATTCATAAAATAGTTTTAAGTAAATTGTTAAATAAAACTAAGTACAATAAATTAAAGGAATTTGTTGCAACAGATCCAAGAATGTTCTTGATGAATGATTTTTTAATTGAAAGATTTGAAAAACTATTTGATTCTATCTTTGAAGAAGTTGTTTTTGATGGCAATGAAATGGATATGGTAATGCTTGATTTAAGAGATATGTTAAGAATTAGTGTTGTTTATATAACCATTTTTGAAGCAAGAATGAAAGAATTAAAAAAAAAATAACAATAATACGCAGAGTCTTTACAGAAAAAATACTACAAAATAGATATTCAGATTGCATAAATAAGCAATGCTCTGAGCATAAGTTTAGGGCTTGCCCTTTCTCTAAAAATAAGAATGATGAAAACTTTTTTAATGTTGTTGATAACATAGAAGGAACTGATATAATTATTCCTTGTGCAATCGTTACAGTTTTAGAGAATCCAGAATTATGGAATTTTTGGGTGGATTATTCTTATAAAGAAATTAAAGAAGATTTAGACGAAATGGATATAGTACAATCTTATATTATTAGATATTTCAAGCAAGATATTGAATTAAGCAAAGAATTAAAAAATTCTTAATTAGGAGTTAATTATGGCTACAGAAATAGAACTAGTTGTAACGGCAACATCAAACATAGACAAGAAGATGGCAGAGGCCGAAAAGTCTGTTAAAAAAGTAGAAACACAAACTGAGAAATCGACTAAAAACATGGAAAGCAAATGGAAAGGGCTTGGCAATGTAATACAAGGCGTAATGGGCTCTATGATTATAAAGCAGGGTTCAGAGCTTATTAAGAGCTCAGAAAGGCAATCTATAGCTTTAGAAATTTTAAAAGTTAAATCTAAAGATGTTTACAATCAGTTGCAAGAAACAAGTGATGCAACTTTTGGACTTGCTAATAAATTTGACATGGTCACAGCTGCAAATAAAGCAATGGCTTTTGGGATAAATTTAAGCGGAGGAAGATTAAAAGATTTAATGAAAATATCCTCAAAGCTAGCTTTAGTAATGGGGATCGAAACAAAGCAAGCCTTTGACGACTTAATTACATCTTCAGCAAGACAGCAAAAATTAATCGCTGATAACCTGGGTGTTATGATTGATAAGGTTGCAGTAGATGAAGCATATGCGGAACAGTTAGGCAAAACAAGGATTGAATTAACAGAGATGGAGCAATCTCAAGCTTTCCTAAATGAGATATTAAAAAAAGGTGCTGTTATTACGGGCGATATAACAGATGAGTTTGTTAAAATGAATACACAGGGAACAAAAGCTATAAAAACACTTGAAACAGCATGGAGCACAACACTAAACACTATTGCAAAAGGCTTTGTTTGGTTTGGTACTCAAATAGGTGAAGAGTTTGCAAAAAAGCAAGGCTACAGAGTAAAAGATATTAGAGAAGGTGACAAGGAATACAAAGATTACTATGACAGATTAAAGAAGTTAGAGGAGGGAAGAAGTTCTGCTTATCAACATATTCATAAACAATATATGCAGACGACAGAAAAAACAGTTATTCAAAATTATGACACATGGGTAAAATATTATAAAGCTAAAAAGCTACTCGAAAAAAGAGGCGTTGAAGATGATAAGAAGTTGCAAAAAGAAATACAAAGAAGAAATGAAGAGTTTGCAGATGATGGCGTTTGGGTAGATGGTCGAATTGTTAGCTCTACTTATATAGATACATCAATGAAAAGGATGAAGGAAATTACATCTAAAAACTTAAAAGAAACTAAGACTAAAAAAGGTAAGAAATCTAAATCAAATGCAGGTACTGATATCATGGGGGGGCTTGTAGGACTTTGGGAAGATACTAAAGAGTTCGCAGATGAACAATATTATAAGGCTGCCTTATGGCAGGATGATAAAATAAACACTGAAAAAGAGAGAATGATAAGAGCTGATACTGATTTAAGGTCTAGTTTATTTAATCAACAATTGTCATGGGAACAACAAGTTGAAAAAGCTGAAAAAGATTCTTTAAAAAGAAGAGAAGCTCAGTCTAAAAAATACTTTGGAATGATGCAAGGATACGGCTCTGAATACCTAAGCGCAATTATAACAGGACAACTTGATGCTATTCCACAAATACTTGCAAATCAAGCGATGATGTTTGGACAAGAGCTTTTTTGGGATGGTCTAAAGACATTATGGATGGGAACAGCACAAAACGCCTTGTTTCCTGGAATTGGAGCAAGTGCAATGTCTGTTGGAGTTGCTGAAATGGGTATAGGAGCTGGATTAATGGCTGCTGGCGGAGTTGCTAGTAATGCAATGGCTTCTGCTCCTCCTCCTGCTTCTTCTGGCTCTAAAGAAAGAAATAACGAGAGTGCAGGAAATGGAACTATAAATATGAATGTAACAACATCTCTATACGGCAGTAAAACACAAGCTAAAAAAGAATTGGTTAGAACTATGAGATAAACATTGAAATTATTATATAATTTGCTATACTTAAATTAGGAGGGCAAAAAATGGAATTAAGAAATATAATTGCTATATCACAGAAAAAATATGCAACAACGGGCAATATTTGGAATGTTGCAGGCTCTCCAACGGCTGGGGATGGAGTAGCAAGAACGGCTAAGGAATGGTTTGATTACCTTAACACGGATACAGGGGCAACTATTGTTGGATTATCTTCTTCTACATATGCGGAATTTAATAGATTTTATGTAGGCGGAACAATAGAATTTTTAGATTCTACCATCGCAATGATGCTAGGTTATGAAACATCTGTTGTTTACCCTGCTAGTACTTTTAATACTGCTGAAAAATGGGGTTCTTCTAAATTAGTAATTCAAAATAGTTATAATGCTCCACCTCTTGCAAATTCAATCCTTACAAGTTTTGAAGAAACATCTGTAGATTTTGCAAATAATACTACTATACTAAAAGGATTTGCTCCGATATCTGATTATGAAAACGATGATGATAGGGAAGGGTATTTGTGCAAAGTTAGTTATTTTCCTGCATCAAGAAGGAATGATTTAAAGCTGTTCTTGTATGAAAATGGGCACAATGTAGCTGAAGATTTAATAATTTACGGCTTAGAGTTTAAGATAGATAACACATTACTTTTAAATTTAGACTTGAGTAAATATTCAGGTGTTTCAGAAAACATTTCAAACAAGAATTTAAAGAAGTTTGAAATTGGTTTCATAGTGAGTGTGTAATGAAATATATTCAAATTGCGGGTTTTATGCCTGCTAAGATAAAAGCACCTAAAGAATTAAAATTTGTCGCTAGTCCTTCTATAGATATTGAAAAGATGGAAGCTGAAGAAATAACAGGTTTTGATTTTACTATGTCAAACACTGTTTTTGATAAATTCTATCAAACTGATGATTATGAAGTAATGGTTACAGATGATTTAAGCACTACCGATACCGTAATAGCAGTTGATGATTCTAGTTATTTTACTGTAAATGATTATGTTTGGCTGAAAAGTGAAGTTATCAAGATTGTTTCTATTAATACATCTACGCAAATAACAGTTTTAAGAGGACAATATAATACTTTTGCTCAAAAATATACTGTCAATACAGATACAGAGCAATATTATTACATAAGAAAATATCCTAAAACTTTCATAGGTCAAAGGGTTTTTCTGTATGAAAATAATAAATTGTTAAGTATTGGGTTAATTAAAGAGCAACCTGTTTTTAATAATTCCTTATTAAGTTTTAACTGTGTAAATGCAATAGAGTCTTTAGATGTAGATTGGACAATTCCAGCAAGCTCAGATTTAACAGGGTTAGCGGCTGCAAATACAGGAGATGAAAGAGCTGAAGCAATTAGTGTACTTAATTTAAATAAGGCTTTCGGAGTAAATAAAGACTCTAGTTTTGCTTACGAGATGCCTCCAATAATGGATTATATGAGGATTCCTTTATCAGAAAACTTAATGCAAGGATCTTCACTATCAACATGGATTTTTTTAAATGATTTAGGTACTTTACTAGAGTATTTAAACTTGTACGGAAAGGTTAATGCTTCAGTTTTTACATGGGATTACACAGAGGAAGTTTATACTTTTATGAATATATCAGATGTTACAACATTGGATACTGTAACGAATGTAACACTAGCATCATATAAGGATATAACAAAAAGCTATTCTTCTCAAGCTTATACTGGAATATCTCAAATATCTGTTAAGTTGTGGAATACAGTAATAAATATAAATAATACCAATACCTCTCAGTTTGCAAATAAAGATGTCTTTGAAATAGATTTAAGTAAAATATATGGTGTCAAGCCTAGCGATATAAATAGCATTATTTTTTATTATATTAGATTGTTTTCTATAATTTACAGTGAATTAACGATTCCAACTCATGCAATTAAATTTCAAGATTTCACAGAAGGTTTCTTTTATAACATACTGGATATAGACAAGTTTTATACTTTTCAAGATGTATCTTCAAGAGCCTTTTGTTTGTCTAAAGATGAAAATAATATAAAATTTCTTATTACTAGAGAAGTTGAAAAAAACATGATTTCCCCCGCTTTAACTGGCAGTATAGTAGCTACAAATCAATTTGAGCATGACAATACTATTCAAGATTTTCTTGAAACTACTGAAGATAATGTTGAAGATGCTGAAATCGCAAGATATAATTATAAATATTTTGAAGTTGGCGACAAGGTAATGTTTGTCAAAGATAATGGGACGAAAACAGCAGGATTGACAATTACAAGTATAGCATCAAACACGATAACCGTTTCGCCTTCTTCGCTTACTATAAGTGATACAGGCTATTTCACTTTTGATAATTATAGTGTTTGTAATGCTAGACAAAAATTATATTTCTTCTTAAATGTTAATAATTGGTAGGTAAAAATGTTAAGAACTGGATTAAAAAGTGGCAACTTAGCTGATTTTAGATATTTAAACATGATTGCTAAAACAGCGGAACAAATATCTAATGTGAATATATGCTCTAAAATATTAGGTCTGTCTGATGCAGGGGGAACAGATACTGCAAATTATATTTATCATACCCAAATTAGAGATAGAATAACTTTAGTTTCTGTTTATGTTTCATCTTCAAGCCTATCAAGCCCCTCTTATCCTTCTATAAGCACAGCAGTTGACGAAAACGGAACTTCTTTAATTGGTAGTTATAATTTCATAAGTGCTGTATTAGAAGAGTTTGATCATGTTGTAGATGGTATAACCTATAAAGTTACTTTTCTTAAAAAAACTTATGCGGTTGCAATTGCTGCATTGAACAAAAGAGTTAGATTAAAAATATATCCTTTAAGTTCTAGTGCTAAGGATTTTGATGCAACTTACTTAAATTCTATGTTTATAATGCAGATTGATAGCAGTTTAACAGGCATTACTTTAGCAGAAGATGAGGTTGTTGCAAGTTATGAGTACATAAACAAAATGAAAGAGGCGTTTAGGTTAAACATGAGCTATAATCTTGCTGTTATTGATACTTTGGGAAACAAACAGTTAAATTATAGTATTTTAAATTATCTTAATGTCTATAATGATTTATATGAAGTATTATCTTTAACAGGAGAAAGGGCATATATTGGATATGAGGGTGCTACTAGCTTCGAGACAGGCACTGCAATAATTTGGGATTTATTCTTGCAGTCAACTATCACAGCAGGAACTTTATTGGATTATACGATTTTTACACAAACCCAAACTAATATTAATAAACTTCTAGATAGATATTATCTTGATACAAGAATTGCAAATGGATTATCTTTAACTACTACAGATACTTTAAACAAATCCATCAATTCTATATATCAAGACGCTTTAAACTCTTATGATTTAGTTATGCTGAATAGAGATTTTGCAAATAGGTTACAAGGAAAATTGTATTATCCAACTATTGGTAGGGCATTAGTCACAGAAGGAAACCCCGAAACGCCTATTGACTTAGATATAATTATGAACAACAATATAGATAATATGAACTTTAGTCATGAATTAACTTTAATAAATGGCTATAAGTTAAAGTTTTCTATTTCCTAGAAGGAGTAATTATGAAATATTTACTAATCTTGATAAGTGTATTTTTAATGTTTGGGTGCTATGAAGAAGAGCAGGTGACCACAAACCAATTGCTCGTTAATCAGTGCGATGATAATAGTGATTGTATTGATAATGATTTTCCCTTATGTGTTTTGACAAATGATTTAGATAATAAAACGGAAAGATATGAATGTGTTCCTTATAACTGTTTTGGATGGGGAGGCGGTGCAACAGGGGATGGAAATCCGATTGTATCATATTCAAGAGATTTACAAGGTAATTGCTCAAAACATATAATTGATGAAAACTAATAAATCCAATAATCTTGACAAATTTAATTAATAAAGTTATAAATAATCAGTCTTTAATTATTTCTTAGGAGGAAATATGTCAATTATAAAAACTACAGGCTCAAAACAAGTTGAGTTTTTACAAGCAAATTATAACGGAAGAATGCTGTCTTTAAAATCAGTTGGAGGATCATGTCATTATGTTCCTGTTTCAGATTCTAGTTTATTAGCTGGAATTACAGCAATTAGAACAGCAGAAGCAACAGTTACAGTTTCAGATATGGTAGAAGCTGCAAGTGGTGTTATTACTTATACTGTAGCAGATTCAAGTTTATTCAGAGTTGGCGAGTCTATCCCCGTTTTACAATCTTCCGTTCAAGTTGGAGCAATTACAGTTAAGTCTTTAGCAAGTGCAACAACTATAACAGCTAATCAGTCAAATGGTTCAAGTTATACACCTGCTGATGATGATGACTTATTATTAAGAGAAGATGAATTTATTGCAGAAGATGATAGTAATAAATTTGCAAGTAATCAATATAAATACCTAGTTCTTCAGTCAGAATCTTCATCTGTTAAGTTAGTAGTAGAATTATTAGGTACGGGTCTAGTAAAAAAGTATTAAGCCGAGCAAAGATTTTTCCTAAATGCTTACCTTCTCAAGAAGACCTTGAGGCTGTGTATTTAGGAAAAGTTGCCCCTTCCTCGGCGGGGGTGGTCTATGATGAAAGTGGAAATAGTAATGATGCACAGCTGGTTAATTCTTATGCTATGCAAGGAGATGGGGTTGTATATGCTGAAGCAGGTAACGCAGCAGTTCATGATGGCTTAAATTTTACAGGTGCTATAATTTGGTATAACAATGATACAATAGGCTCTCTAGGTGGTAAATTTTTAGCTTCAGTAGGAAATAAAGAGTTGACTTGGTATCAAAGTACTATTACTAATTTAAAATTATTCTATAGTGGGGATGGCATAACAGAATCTGTTGCTAATTTTGCTATTATTTCCGGGTGGAATACACTTGAATATGAGTTTAATAATGGTGTTTTTAGTTACATATTAAACGGAGTTTCTAGTTCTCTAACTTTAGCATATACTAGCATAAATACAGGGGCGGCTAATCTTAGTTTATTCGCTCAAACGGGTGGTATTGCAAAGTTTAGTGGCAAAATAGCTTATTTTAAATATGGAAATGCAGAGTTTAATCTTTGCAATGGTGGCTTAATAGAAGCTATCCCCAACACTGGAACTGCTGGAGGCGACGCAACATTATTTAACGCAACTTATCCAACTTTATGGGCTTTACAAGATGTTTTCCATTACAATTTCCTAAACGGTTTTGACCTCTACGAAAATGGAAATGTAGCTGAAGAAATCAGAGTTCCTATCGGTCATACATTTTCTCAAGTAGGTTATACTTTAACTTCTAGCAATCTAGCAGGGATTTGGCATAATGGAGCAGAAACAGAGATAGAATTTCCTGCTACCCTTTCTTCTGTACAAGATGTTACTCCTATAAGTAGTTTAACAAATAATAAATATTTGGAATTCATAAATGGAAGTGTTAAGGAAGCTACTAATCAGGTAAATGTATTTGAGGTGGTCAATGGAGCTAGATTTTTCGCAGCAGCTGGATCAACATCTTATTTATGGTTTAATAATGCAGAAGCTATAGCTGGAAGAACTTATAACTACTATTTAGAGGTTATCGGGACAACTAGTTCTATATATTTAACACTAGGAAATATTAATTTTGGTTCTTTTTCTAATGGAATATATACTGGTTCTTTAACTCCAACCGTAGATGGCAATATAAGACTAGCTAGAAATACTTCTCCAGTTGATTTAATAGTTTCTAAACTCTATGTTTGGGAAGCAGACACAGTTCCACCTCTAAGCTACGAGGAAATGGAGTCTAATTATAATGGTGCTGATATAGTATTTAGCAACACAGAAGAGAATAAGAAGAAGAAGATAGTTGCTTATGACAGTGCAAGAACAACAGACGAAATGATAACAATTCAAAAATGCATAGATGCAAAAACAGGAATTGATGTATTAAATGATGAAAATGGCCCTGTTTATAGTGTAGAGGGGTTACTAGTCTTAATTCCATAAAGGGGGATAAAATGACTCAAAAATTAAGTAAAACAGTGGATGCTGTTAATGCTATTATAAATGAAATAACTGCAACAACAGGAGATGATGTTGGTCTATCTATCACAACTGGTCAACTAAGTATAGGCTCCCCAGGAAGCCCTCAAGAGGCTGTTTTTGGAGGTGGGGATTCTTATCCTGTCGGGAATAATAATTCTATTGCTTTTCATGCAGATATGGCAAATTTAACTGATTTGGTTCTAACAGGTGCAACAGATGTTACAATTATCTTGGGCTCTGATAATTCAAGTAATACTGGATTATTTGGAGGAACTGCAGCAGGCAAAATGCTACTTGTAGGCTCCGATTATCCGTTTGGTGGAGCTAAAGCAAAGATTATAACTAAAGCTGTTATGGATGCAACTCTTGTAACTGCTGAATATATGGCGAGCTCTAATGTGTGGATTCCTGCAACTGTTATGGCTACGACATCAAGCGACCCAAAAAGGCAAATGAATATTGAAATAGGAACAACTCAAGATGGCATTAGTGAGCATTGGAGATTTGGATTCAACCCTTTATCACTTCCTGTTTCTTGGGATAAAGTAACAATGACAATTGATGAAGTAGAGTATAATAAGTATTGGGCTAGAATAAGACTTACTGATGCAATAACAACAGATATGGTATTAGAACAAATAAAACTCCACACTAATAGAGTTGAAATTGACGAAACTGGAAATGAGTATTTTGGAAGGGCAAGAACTCCTAGGCAACTATCTTTTGGTTGGGGCGATACACTACAGCTTGAAGGTTATTCTCCTGCAAATGAAACGATAGATATTGGTGTTGGGATTAGTCTAGTTTACACAGACAATGAGTTTTCAGCAAGTGCGATAGATGGAAGAGGTGGTATATTAAATATCCCAGCAGGTATTGATACAAGTATTCCTTTGATTATGGTTTTTGTATGGCAACCTCTTGTAAATACGGCGGGGGATGTAGTTTATAGGATTGAAAGTGTACAGAAAAAAGAAGGGGACACAATGGATAATTTAACAGCTCCCGAAACAACAGAAGGAACTGTTAGTGTGGAGGCTGGAAGTGATAATAAATTATTTATAACTAAGATACTTATAAATATAGAAAGATTGAATCCTGGCGAGCTTTTAGGTTTTGCATTCAAGAGAATTGGTAATGATGCAGCCGATACTTTAGCAGGTAGCATTGCAATCTCTAAAATAGGGATTGTTGGTCATTATTGGAGATAAAAATGTATATTAAAATATTAATTCAAGATGTTTTAGATGGTAATATTTCCCCTTTTGTGGGCATAGAACTAGCAGAAATTTTACAGAAACATGGGTTGAAAGTCTATGCAAGCGATGATTTAGGGGATATCTTAGAGTACACAGATATAGAAGATTATAGATACCTTCTTGTTCGTGCTTCAGATATGAAAAATAGGTGTAGAAACATAATTGAAACAGAAGAGGAAAGGCAAGATATCCTTGCGTATATAGAAAAAATGGGATTTGAAACGGTGGAGGAATTACCTTTACAAAATATTATCTAACTTGACAAATCATAATAAAATAGTAGAATATAAAAGAAGTGTGGAGGCGAACAAGTGAAAATATACAATTTCTTTTTTAATAGTAAATTATCCACAATACTAACTTTTTTAATGATATTAAGTGCATTAAACACTATAAATAATTTTAATCTAAAATATGAAAACTATAATCTAAAAAAAGAACTTAAAAAATGTGAACAAATAAAATTAATCCCTCATTGCTCAGAGAGGGAAATTATTTTATTTAAAGATGTGATTGATAAATGTTTTATAGAGAGAGATTAGGAGGGAAAGTGAAAAAAAGACAGGCAAAAAAATTCTTTAAAGATAGCTCGGTATATTTAACCTTGTATCCGCATCATACTTATTTCGACGAAAGGGCTTATATTTATAGTCAAGGATGGTTCGATAAAGGCTTTTGGAGAGATTACAGAAAGGCATTGACAAGATTAATAAAAAAGGATAGTCATGCTTAAATATGTAACTTGTCCAAATTGCGAAACTGATAACTATTCTGAAGATTGGCAAATGATGGAAAAACCTATAATGATTGAGTGTGAAAAATGTGGTCACTATCTAATAATAAAGGAGGGTGAGTGAAATACCTAGAAGCACCAAAACAGCCCGTAACAGCTTATAAAAAGAAAAAGATAGTTATACTAACCTTATTACAGTTTAGCTTGTTAGGCTTAGCAAATGCCTATGATAGACTTGTTATTTGCAATGGCTGTAGACCTAAATGGTTAACCGATATCTTACCCAAAAAACTTGATGCTATCCTTGCACCTTTTTTTGATTTAATCTTTAAAAAAGCATGTGGAAATCATGACATAGTTTATTTTGTGGGTGGAACTGAAAGTGATAGAAAGAGAGGCGATAAGTACTTTAGATATGAGATGAATCAAGCTCTTAAATTAGTTACATGGGACGCTATACCTTATAAGAAATTAGAAAAAACTAAATGGTATCAAATTAAGTTAAAAAATATAGGTAGAGGGTTATATAATATTTTGCCCGCAATCGGTAATGGAGGAAAAGCAACAGGTAATTTCTTTAAAAGGCAGTATTATAAAATTAAAGTTTTTGAATACTATTTATTAGTTAGAAAAGCAGGGAAAGATAGCTTTAATTTCAAAGCTCCTATTACAAGTATTAAAGAATTTCCTTCTTATTTACCTTTAAATGATGTAATAGGGAATAACAATAAAACTTTTGTGTATGATGATCGTATACACTTAGAGAGTGAGCACTCAAAGAGGATGTTATGAGTATTGCAGAAGAAGCACTAAAAGAAAATATGAAAAGATTAATTGATTCAGAGAAGGGGAAAGATGATTAAAATTATCGGTTTTGATTTCAACAATCAAATTTACAAGATATTTAACGAAGAACAAATAAACGCTAAATTTTCAAGAATTCTTGTTTCAAGCCACAGCGACACGATTTTAATGTCTGACAAGGATTATATCAAAGCTAGCCGTTTGCTTGGAAAATTGGAGCATATAGAGGCTTTAATATATAAAAGATTTGGTTATTATATTAATGTTGGCTCTGGGTATCGTACTCCTAAAATAAATAAAAAAATAGGTGGTGCTTTCTTTAGCCAGCATCCGTTTTGGGAAGCTTTAGACCTTCATTTTTACTCAGATAAAAATCTAACATCTAGAATTTTAGATAAAAAAAGATTAAGAGAAATTTATGATTTTTTATGTAAATATTTAGATGATGAACTAAGACAGATTATTCTTTATAAGACTTTTATTCATGTTAGCTTGAATACTAATAGAAGGATTGTAAGAAAATTAAGAAAGGTTAAATAGTGGTTGTTTCCATTTTGGAAAATACTAATCTAGATTAAAAAATGACTTTACTTCATTTTTAATTCTCCTCTGGGATTTCTTTGTCCCCACCTGCAACGACAAGCATGTTGCCGACTCTTTTTACCTTGTTTACAGCAATCCACGAACCGCCAAACCAAATATACAAATTATCATTCTTTATAATTTCTTTAATTATCTTTTCGTTATCTTCTTTCATGTGCTAACCTCGCTTCTATTTCCTTCCTTATCTCTTCAGCCTCTTTTACTGCACAGCTTGCACAGCATAAAATGTTATCTTCTCCGAGCTCGATAAAGTCTTGTAACTCCTCTTCCCCATTTAATTGTACTTCCCCCATTCCCCCACAATATGCACATTTAGCAGCCATTTTATATATTTTCATTTTTCCTCCTCAAAATCCTTCCCTTTTTTCTTTAATTTCAACCATTCCTCTAGTCTTTCCATCACTTCAGATTCCATTACTTCTCCTTTTCATCAGAAGGATATCTACCATCATATAAATCATTTTTAACATAAACAGTATGACTCTCGCTTCCTTCTCCAGAGCCTTTACCATGACCTATAATACTTGCTACTCCTGCTAATCCATATCCTAAAGCCATTTCAGCCATATGCCTAGCCATTTGAGCAGCTACAAGAGGTGCATATTTTTTCTTTTCAAGCTCTGAAAGCTCACTTCTTAAATTAATATTAACATGTAAAAGCTTTCTTTTATATTCCTTTAATTTCTCATTTTCCTTTCTATATTTTTCAAGAAGCTCCTCTCTAATTTTATCAGCCTCTAACAAGATTTTTATCTTAGCCTTCAACTTTTTATTTTCAATAACTAATTCACTATAATCGTTTAATTCATTATAACTCATTTTCCCTCCACAGACGGCAAACTTTTTTTAATAAGTTCCCATTCTTTTTTGCTGCAATTTTCAAGGTCATAACTAGAATTATTATTTTCTAATGAATAATGCTTTCCATTAATTATAATTCTATGCCCGTCAACCCCTTTTATATAAAAATCACAATCTCCATATAAATCTATTAATTCAGATATCCTTTTAAAAGATTTAGTTCTTTTGTCATAATCTAATAATTCACTCAGCTTAATAGTTCTATTTCTCATTTTTTTGCTCCTAATTTTAACCTATCTTCATTCAATCTCTTAATATTCTTAACAGTTATCGCGTCCTGCTCTTCTTTAGTTCGATTAAATACTGCAAAAGCTTCATTTTTGTAGATACTAATAACAAGATCATAATCAATCAAAAAAATATCACTTTTAGATAATTCAATTTTATCTTTATCATCAATTTTATAAACTTCTTGAGCTATTTCAAACTCATATTTATTTAAAAAACTAACATAATGTAAACTCTTTTTTAATAATCTATTCAACTCTTCTAGTATTTCGATACCTTCAAATTCTCTCTTTTTTGGTTCATAATATAAGTCACTCATTTTATCTCCTACTTTCAACAATAAATCCAATAGCTTCAATCAACAACATCGTTGCACCCCAAAAAATAAACCATGTCCAGTCATTATTCATATCATCCCCTTTAATAGCTCATATTTCTTTCTATAGCTATTTAATTTCTTATTTGTAAATTCAAAATCAGAAGAAGAAAACAATTCAACAGTCTTTCCATTTCTAAAACTTGCAATTATACAAAAGCTGTCAAGGTTATCTGTAGTTAAAGAGATAGATACTATCCTTTCTATCATTACCCTTTCCCCGTCCATCGTGTGCAGATAATGCCCCTTGACACCGTTTTTCATTCTTAAACCTTCATGATGTTTTTTTATTTTATAGCTCATAAGTATCTCCTAAAGCTTTATCTTAGAAACTAAATTAATCAATGAATTATGAGATTTAACAATATTATTTTCAATCATGATAATTAATGAGCTAAACAGTTTTATTATTCTCTGATATTCAGCTTCATCACTTAAATCCCTAATGCCCTTAAATGATTTTCCATAAACTCTAACATTTATTTCATGATTTAGAGTTTGATAAAAATCTTGATTACTTGTTTTGCCTAAATATTCAGTTGATGCACTCAATAGTTTTTTATGCATTTCTGAAATAACTATTCTTGTTTTAAATAATTCTCTTGTTGCGATATCATATATTTCAAAATCCAATTCTGGATTTAGCCAACCTATTAATTTTATCGCTAAAGTTGGATGAGCCCACATTTTTTCACCAGTTTTATTTTTAATAGAGCGATATTTATATAAATCAACCTTTTTTAAAAGCCTTATATCTATTTTATCACCTTTTTTATAAAAAGGATTATAATCCTTTTCTTGATTTCCATACTTTTCTATAAATTTTTCTAGCCAAATTTGATTTTCTGCTGTTTGGAAAAAATCCTTTAATAATTTACCTTTCATGCCTTTAGATATTCTTCTTCCATTTTCAAAATGAAAAATATTAACTATATCAAGAAATCCATCTTTCGTTCTTTGATAAAGTTTTGTTTTCATGAAATCGATTGTAATGATTTTGTTTGTAGCCATTTTAGACCCCCTTAAATATTATTCGTTTGCCCTTGAGATATTTATTTGCAAAAGCAAACGGGACGCTCAAGGAACGCCCCTATAAATATACTAGCAAAATACTAGCAGTTTGTCAAATTAAAAAGGTGAATCTCCAAAATCCTCAAAATTATCTTGGTAAGGTTGATTGTTATATCTCTGTTGCTCTTCCTGTTCTACCTTCTCAAACTTCTCCAAATTCTTAAACAGACTTACATTAACCTGTGTAAAGCTTTTCTTTTCACCTGCTCCATTTGTATACTGATTTATATCGAGTTTACCCTCTACAAATACAAGAGAGCCTTTTTTAGCTATCTTATGTATATTAATAGCAGTCTTTCCAAATGCAACACAGTTGACCCATAAAGGTTTCTTTACCCATTCGCCTTTTACTTTTTTATTATCATCTACAGCAACACTAAATTTACAAACCTCAGTTTTTCCATAATTTATTTCTGGGTCTTTACCTAACCTTCCTATAAACATACATTTATTTAACATAACACCCTCCTTAATTTCTCAGTTGCAATCTTCATTGCTTTCCCTGTATCAGTTTTTTTATCTGCAAAACTGATATTGAAATATACCATTTTACCATCTTTGGACACCTCCATATCCCAAGATCCAGTATCTCTAAATATTTTTATTTTATGACCTTCTTCCTTCCAGCTTATCTTCATATTTCCTCCAAAGAGGGCTTTTACACCCTCTTAAAAATTATAATTTACTTAGTTTACTTTCTAGCGTAGAGATAAAAGCCCTTCTTTCTCTTACTTCTTCCAATTTATTCATATTCAAGAACCCTAGCAACTCAACAACTACTTTTTGTTTATCCTTGCTATCAGCAATAAAAGTAACTTGTTTTCTAAAATTTTCATCATTTGGCTCAGTTTGAGAAATCTTTTCTTCCTTCTCAATCTTCTCACTTCTTTTTTCAGTCCCCTGACTTTGTTGTTTAATTGCATTTTGCACCTCATCAGCACTTGCTACAGATGTATCAATTCCTATTCCAAAATTACCTAAACATCGACCCCATGCAGATGTTTCACAATTTTCGATATAAGATGTCTTATTAATAAAAGTGCTTCCCTCCTTCTCATACGCCAAGCCATTAGCAACTTCAACGCCTTCAGCATTAATCAGTCTAGCTTTAATGATACATACGCCATCATCAAGCCTTACTATCTCACTTAAAAGTTGATACCCCTTGAAGTTTTCTCTTAAGTACTTTATGCGAGCGTTAACCTCAACATATTCCTTGCCTTTGATGTTTGTTGTTTTCATTTTCTTATCGTTCATTTTCTCTCCTTTTAAGATCAAGCCCATCTCAATCATATATCCATAGTATAATGAATTAATTTTAAAAGTCAAGTAAAAAATAAATAAAAAATAAATAAAAAATAAATAGAAAGTAACTTGACTTTTAAATCTTTCCATGTTATAAAGTTGTAAGTTATTTTTTTATTGGAGGTTAAAATGGCTGTAGACAGAACTAAAACGGTAGTATTACAAGTATCATTCCCAAGACTTAAGCATGATGATCTAAAAGCTCATGCAAGAAATGAGGGTTATAGTGTATCTAGTTATATAAAAAAGATTATACTAGATTTATTAAAAGAGGCTCAAAATGACTAAATTAACAATACTTAAACAATGCCCTAAGTGTGGAGCTTATTACTTAGATGACGACCTAAACAGTCATAAAAGAGAAATAGCTAATACTTCTTATATTATTAAGAGTTGTAACTCTTGCAAGACGATGATTAAAATTAGGAGGGGATAATGGCTGATAAAAAATATTATTACCTTCAACTAGAGTCATCTCTTTTTTCTAATATGAAAATGATGATGCTAGATAGACAAAAAGACAAGAAGGAATTATTATATTTTTTAATTCAATTATCTGTGATGTCTATCGAAAATGAAGGTAAAATAATGCTAGATGATGAGCCTGCAAGTATAGAAACTTTGAGCTTACTAACAGGTGAAGATGAAAAAGATATTGAAAAATGGATAATAATATTAATGAAATTAAAGCTTGTTTCAAATATAAACGGAACTTATCTAGTTGATTTTGCTAGCGAAAGAATAGGCTCAATTACTGATAGAGCACTAAGGAAGCAAAAGGAAAAGTTAAGGAACAGTGAAGGAACTATTAAGGAACTAGGCGGAACTAAAGCGGAACAAGTTCCTCATAGTTCCGAAGAATTACCGCAATATAAGAGTAAGAGTAAGAGTAAGAGTAAGAGTTATAATAAAGAGTTAGATAAAGAATCAGATAAAGAGTTAGAGTTAAAGAAAGATAAAAAGATAAAGAAAGATATAAAAATAGATAAAGAAGAAAAAGCACTTTTAGAAAAAGATGCAGTTGAAGTATATTCTTTTTATGTTAAGCATATTAAATCTGGTCGTAGAGGTGAAGCAATAAAATTAATACAAGATATATTAAAAGATAACTCTAAAGAAGATTTAATAATCTGTATACAAAATTATATTATTAAGCAAAAAGAAACTGGAGTTGAAATTAAATATTATAATCAGCCTCAGTTTTTCTTCAGCAAGGCAAATGAGAAATATAAAGATTTTTTAGGGTATGATCTTAATGGTAGAAAAATGTTTATTGAAGAAGCAAAAGCAATTGATAAATATAAAGGTGAATTATTTGTTAGAAGTGAACTAACAAGATTAAGAGATAAATATATTAACGTAATAACTGAAGAAGATGTAAAAGAAGTTTATAATATATTTAATGATGAAGTCATTTAAGGAGATGATATGAATGATAGATTGAATAAGATAGCAATATTAGTAAATAAGACTTTTATGCTTTTGGGAAAAAAGCCAAATGACTTGATGGCTGAAGCATATGCAGAAGAAATAGCCGAGTATAATATACCTATTGTTCCAAAAGATGTTAGAAAGTATGTTATTTCTAATCACAAAGGCTTTGATTATCCCTCTGTTACATTGTTTTTGGATTCACTAGGAATTATATCCGAATCAGAAAAACTCGCAACAGCGTGCGATTTTGCTTGGAAAAATTTAGAACCAAGATTGCCTCGTTTGGTTAGAAGTTATAATTATTGGTCTAAAGACAAATATCTCCTTTATGCTCTTAATAGAATTGGCATAGAAAGAATTGCAGGAGCTCAAGAAGTAGTAGATATGTACACTAATAAAATAAATAATTGGGAGCTTAAAGCAATCAAAGAAGATTTTTATAAATATTATGCTGAAGCTTTAAAGAAAAATCTGACCTTGGAGCTTGTAAAGGGTACAGGTACTTTAAAAAATGAAATAGAAGCACCTAAACCAAATCAAGCTCTTTTAGGGTCGAATTCGACCCCTTTAAAAGCTTTAGATGAGGACGTGAAGAGAATAGGGGAAAATGTAATGGAAATAATTGAAGGGAGAAAATAATGAAAAGTTACAAGTATGAAAATTTAAGTTTAGTGTTAGAGGGAAAAGGTTTAGAAGGTGTTCAAAAACTAAAAGTTTTGCAAAAAATGGCAAATGTTGCATTGTTAGATTTTGAGAAAAACACAAGGAAAACTATAACATTAGAGGGCGTGCAGAGCGTTAAAAGTGCATCTGATTACTGGGAGTCAATATCTGTTATGGAAGCAAACGAAGTTTATATGTGTATGCTTGCTATAGCTAGATTAGGGGTAGATATAGGCAAAAAGAATACCTCTTATAAGTTAAAACATGATGTTGAAAAGATGATTGACGCAATGGGAGAAGGACATATTTATATATCAAATGGAGCTCTTATAATGGCATTAATTTTGAGCGGTAAAAAAATATCTATTATGGCAGGAAGCAGTAATATAATGACTAAAACTAAATTTAGGATAATGAAAGATTTAGAGGCTTTTGGCAAATCATACAGAATAAAAAAAATGTGGGGGAAAATATGAGACATATAGATGATTTCAGCAAAGGTAATGTATATATTACAGTATATAAAAATGAAAAAACTAGCGACTCTTATCATGTTACAGCAATGAATACTTTAGATAAAAAGGGAAGAACTGCATCACAAGATGTTGTTCTGAATAAAAGTGATAGCTGTGAGACATGTTTCAAATTGTTGTATGATGCAATCAGTGAATGTCTTTCTTTTGGTGATGGTGCAGAGTTTACGGAACAAGACCTACAAGCATCGCTGTTAAGTCTATATGTTAGAGCAAACTTAGGCATGTGGTGGCATGTCCACCATTCTCTTGATTTAACTAGGGCAACTATTAATGCTAAGGTTAGAAGACAAGCGGTTAAAGAATTTAAAAAGAGAGTATTATGATTAAACTAACATCAAAAGAGCGTGATATACTCGACCTTCTCCAAGATTGCAAATTCAAACATCTTATGCTTTCTTACAAGTATAAAGGGGTGCTGGAGAATTTACTAGAGAAGGGGTATATTATTAAAAAGAAGGGAATGTATAAATTAAATTTGGAGGAAAAATGAAAGTTTTACTGAAGGAAATAAAAGAGATGCAAAAGGATATTAAAACATTTTCTAAAGTTGTAAATGGGAAAATGCAGGTATACATGGGATTTGAAAATGATGAAGATGGAGCAAAGAGGAAAAAATATAATGAGTTGGTGAATGAATATAAAACAGCTGTTGAATTAAAAGTAGGTGATAAGGTTTTATATTTTGACACACTAAAAAAGGATATTTTTACAGGTGCAATTAAAAATGTTCTTAAAGATAAAGTGATTATTAAAAATATTAGTGATGGCAGAAAAGAGGGGGCAATAATTTTTAAATCAAGTATTTTAAAGGTGGAGGGAAAATGAGGTATAAAGGAAGTTTGACAATAGAGCAGTTTGATGCGGAATTGTATCAAAAAGAGCCTTATTGGGATACGATTATTTATAATAATTTATTATTTGTAAAAAGAACAGGTAAAAAAGCTTTTGTTATAATTTTTGAGAAGGAGAAAAGATGAGCAATAGGCAAGTAGAATATAAGCTAGCAGTTTCTATCTCTGAGTATTTACAATTGCAGCATAGAGATATAATTTTTAAATTTACAAATGATGATGGCAATTTAACGATGCAACAAGCAGTTAGAGCTAAGAAATTAAATCCTTACAAAGGTTTTATGGACTTATGGATATTCGAGCCTAATGAAAAATATTGTGGCTTGTTTATTGAACTAAAGGCTTCCAAGGATTTGATTTATAAAAAAGATGGTGGGTATAAAAAAAGTAAACATCTAGAAAGTCAAATAGCAATGAGAGATGCTTTAACAAAGAAAGGTTATTATTGCTGTTTCGGCTGGGATCTAAAGCAGGTAATTAATATAATTAATCAATATATGGAGAATTGATATGAAAACTGAAGACATGAAAAAGCATATTGTAGAAAAAATGGAAAAACTAGGCGTAATTATTAATGAGATACAAAGCGATAAAGTTCCAAATCTTATTTTTATAATGCCTTTGGGTACTATTTATTTTGTAGAAATACTTGAAAACAAGAATACTGAAAATACTAAGAAGAAGTTTCTGCAGACGGTTGAGAAAAGCTTTACTTTAACATTTGATGAAAAAAGAGGTGTATTTTATAAAGATGATGATGAAGATTTTACATTAGAAAAGTTGATTTGGGCAATAAAATGGTCACAATATTAAAAAAAAGGAGAATAAAATGAAAAAAGCAACTAGAGAATTAATCGAAAGTAAGCCCAGATTTGGCAAATTGGTTTTAACAGGAAAGATAATGTTAATGGGAGAAAACAAGGGAAGAAATGAATATAAAGTAGAGGCTATATGTGATTGTGGCTCTATCAAATTTTATTTCTTGGATAATCTTAAATCTAATAGTCATAGGCGAAATTGTGGATGCATGAGAGCGAAACAAGGCGGCTCTAGCATCGCAAAAACAGCAATAAAAGATTTAATTGTATTCTGCAAGAAGGCAGGCTATGAGTTTTATCAACACACCTTAAGAGTAAATAAAAGAAAAATATTCTTTAATGAGGGTCGTTTTTTTTATGTAGATAATGGAAAAGATGTTATAAAAAGTTATTATGATGATGGTGGCTATATCTCTACGAGTTACAGGGGAGAAGGTGGAGTTAATCATTTATCTAATTTTAGGGGGAGATAATGAGTAGAAAAGTTAGGAACTGGACACTAGAATATATTGAAAGCAAGCCTAAGGAGGGAATGCTACAGTTGACTGGCAAATATGAAGTAATGACTAATAGTAGTAATGACAAATCATATGCAAAAGTAGATGCTCTTTGTGATTGTGGGAAGTTAATCAAGATTAGGCTTTCTCATTTTCAATCAGGCAATTATCTATCATGCGGATGCGAGAAAAAACATAAGAGTACCTATTTGTTATATAATCCCATCACTGGATTAACAAAGATAGGTAATACAATTAACATTATTACTAGAAAAAAACAAATTGAGGCACAAGCAGGCATGGAGTTTATTCTTGAGTATCTTGTTAAAGAAGATTTGGAAACCATGCTGCATAGGCGTTTTAAGGATTTAAGGATTATAGGGGAGTGGTTTAATCTATCAGAAGATGATATTAAATTTATAAAAGGCATAAAATAAAAGATGCCTCTCAAGGAGGCACCTTTGAAGGAGGCAAGTGAAATGACCTCATATCTATTTTGCACATCTATAAAAAAATAGCAAGTATTTGACAAACAAGAGAAAACAAAGTATTATTAATATATTTATTTTCTGTAGGAGGAAAAAATGGCAACAATTGATGTATCTTGTATAAAAGATTTAACAGGCATAGTTCAAGCAATGCAAGCAGGAGGAACAGGTGTATTAAGTTTTGTGGGAACTCAAGCAGTTTTAACAACTGTGGCTGATGATGAAACAGTTGTAGTAGTTTTCAAAGATGGGGTAGCTACCCCTGTAACACCTTTAGAGGGAACTACAGAAGTTTTAGCAACATCAGCAATGACTTTCATAGATGGAATCTTAACAGCAGTAACACCAGCATAATTTTAAAAACAAATCAGATATTTTCTTGACAATTTAAACACTTAAAGCTAAACTGATAATAGTTTGGGGGTAAAGTGAAAGATATAAACCTAATTGTAGATAGAAAAGATAAAAAAAATCCCAAAATTGAGTTAAGTTTTTCCCAAAAAAGATGGAATAAGATAGTTAATTTTATCGAGGAATTGACAGAAGAAGAGCTAGAAGAAGCAATGGAAACAATAAATAACTATGAAAGGAGAAAGTGATGGCTGATATCGAATTGATTAAAAAAGATGGAACAAGTATTTTTGAAAAAATGGATATGTCCGGGGGTATGTTTTACGCTAGAAAATGGGGATTGACTGAAAAAAACACAATTTTTTCTTGTCGTGCATCTTATCCTGTGGATGATTTAGACGAGCAAGGAAAGCCTAGAAAAAATGAACTTGGGAAAACTAAAAGAAAGATGAAAACAGAAGATCTAATCTATGACATAAAAAAAGAACTACTTTTATTAACTGTAAACGGAATTACTATATTCCCCAAATTTGAACAGCAGGAGGAAGATTATGATATTGAATAATCAAGCATTAGAAGCAAAAAAAAGAGAGTTGGAAGAAAGGGAAAGGCTTTATCAAGCAAGCTTAAGGGCTTTTAAAGAGGAAGAAGAGGCGGTTGAAAAATATTATAATGATGGAGAGCAAGCACTTGCGAAATCTGTAGAATTAATGTTTAAAGACCAGCCTTTTAAATTTCTTGCAAGGTTGACAGAAGATAAGCAACATGTAGAAATTTGGAGTTCAAGAAGCAATATTCTTGTTGGGAAATATACAAAATCACCTAATAATTTATTTCAGAATGTGGGTGGAACACTTGCAGGGCTTTTGAGAGATGAGGAAATATTATTGTCTAAGATGAAAGAGGCAATTTTCAAGACAATGGAGAATTGTTTTAAGTAGTTCTATTTTCTTCTCATCTTATAAACCCTTTCATTTAGAGTCTTAATTTGGTCTTTATTGGCCTTTATATCAGTTTTAATTTCACCTATTGCAACTTTAGCAGTGACTTGGTCCTTAACCACATCTTTAGTGATTAAAATTAATTGCTTAAGGTCCTCTTTATTACTAGAAAATCCTAATTCCATCTTCTGCAATGTTTTAGCAGTGTTAACCTCTTGTGAAATTTGGCCCTTATACCATGTCCCAACTACTGCAAGACCCGTTAAAACCGCAACAACTAAATTAATTATGTTTGTTTTCTTCATCACTTCCTCCTCATTGTTATTTAGATATTTGTTTAATTGCTTTTGATGCTCGCTTAGATATTTCGTGATTGTTTTGGATACTTTTTTAGATGCTTTTCTGTCTGGCTTTAAAAGTGCACTTTTCATCTTATTACTCATTTTTGGTATATCCCTTTTTGGCATTTGTAGTTTCTTCATATGCACCCCCTTATTAATATTAGCTTTTATAATTTTAGATATCAAGAAAATAATTTTAAAAAAAATAAAAAAAAGTGATAAATATATAAAAAAACACTTGACAAATGTTAAATAGTATGTTATACTTAAGTATAGAAAGTGAGGGAGTGGCTCTCACTAGAAAAGGAAAGGAGACGATATGAGTAGAATAGATATGATAAACAAAATGATGGAAACAGCTGAGGGGATAGAAGTGCTAGTGTTTTCGTTCTGGCCAAAAAATTATAACGGGTCTTTTTATTTAGAAAATATAAAAATACAAAGCCCTCATCAAAATGTGTTTGATAAAGCACAGGAATTAAAAAAAGAGGGGTATGAAATAATTATCGATACTGATAATTTTAAAATAGAAATAGAAAACGATGACATGGATACTATTCTAAGCACTTATGATGCTAGAGAGGCTAGTATTTTTTTAAATAACTTATAGAAAATAATTATTAAATGGCAAGATTGAAGCAAAATAAACACCTCGCCCCTTCGGGGGCTTTTTTAATGGAGGAAAATGATTGAGTATATTATAGAAACTTCATCTCCTAAAGAGAAGGTGAGAATCCATACTTTTGTGATGAAAAATAAGATTCATCATGAAATAAAGGGATCTTACTTTCTTATTCTGGAAAATGGAGAGAAGGTGAAGAAAATAATAGAAAGGTGGATAAAGAAATATTCCACCAAAGTTTATAAATTGAGAAAGATATGAAAGGGAGGGAAAACATGGATAAGTTAATTACTTTTTTAAATGATTTACTAGATAATTTTGCAGAGAGAGGTGAAATTATTGATTATATGGTTGTAGAACTAGCAGAAGCAGAGCTTAATAATTATTTACATGAGCTTAACTTAAGGTTTGAAGCAAAAGGGCCAAAGCCACTAATAAAGATAACTAAAGAGATACTAAGGGTTGAAAAGTTATTGAAAAGGTTATAAACAGGAGGGGGAATGAGTAATTATTATTATGTGCCAACAAAAGATACAAAGATTATTACAACTGATAGAGGGTTTTGTGAAGGTAGAAATTGCCCTAACAAAGCTGAATTTTTAATATATCCAAAAGGTATGAAGCCAAGAATAAGCGAGTTTTTTACAGGCGGGGCTTTGGAAAATGTAAGTTTCTGTAGGGAGTGTGCAGAAAAAAGAGGGTTTGATTTACCACTTGGCAATCCTAATTGTGCGTGTTTAAATAAAGATTGTAGGCATAGTTTTTATCAAAATAAGGAATATTGGAAAGTTCCGCAATTGCAAAAATTAATATGTCCTAAATGTGGCTCTGATTTAATAGCTACTTCATTCAATAAGCATATCAGAAATTAAACAGGAGGGAAAATGAGAAAAAGAATAAAAAAAAGACACTATAAGGGATATATGTCAATGCTGAAAAAAATACCATATTATGGCCCAGGAAATGACCCATTTTTTGATGAGGAGAAAAGTGAACAAAATCTAGAGGATAGGGAAAATTATATAAATATAAATAAGATTAATAAAAAAGTAGCTCTAGAATATTTTGAAAGGCAAACTAAGCTAAATTTTAAGAAAAAATACGGACATATAATTAATAGTATAAGAAAGAGAAAACTTGACAATTCAACTCTAGATAAATAATATATCCTTGCTACTCGTTATTTTTTATTAATAAACATAAAATTATCGCAACGGGTAGCACAATTTTCTTGACAAATTAAAATATATAGATAATAATAAAGGTATGGCACTTGTTTTTCCTTTTCATTTTCTCGAGTGCCTTTTTTGAGGTATAATGCAGAAAGCTAAGCTTTATTTAGAGGGTATACTTGTTAAGATAACTACAAGAGTAACTATCGAAAATAGAGATAGATTAAAGTTAGAGAGTAGGAAAACAGGGTTGAGTATGGCTCGTATTGTTGATTTGGCTTTGAATAGATATTGGGGGAAGAAGTGAAAGAATATAATATAGGTGAAAAATTTACACTACAGATTAAAGAAGTTAAAAAAGAAGATGAAAACTATAATAATTGCAAGGGGTGTTTTTTTGAGTCTTTAGTTGGAGAAAGTGAAATGTGTTTAGATGGATTGACTTGTTCTAACAGAAAAGATGGGAAAAATATTATTTTTGTTTTAGAGGGGAAGAAGTGAAGAGAGTAGATGAGAGAGCTTATAATTATATAATGGAAAATGAACTTGATAGTTCTCATGCAAAGGCTTTTAAGGCTGGATATGTTGATTATGAAGAGCAAAGAATATTAAAAGAAGCTGAAGATAAAAAAGAGTTGAATGATAGTTTACTGGATTATGACTATATGATAAATTATTATGAATCATGGGAAAAAAGAATAAAAGATAAGCTTCAAATGTTTAGCCGTAGCGGAGAAAGAGAACCTAACACATTAACAAACCTCGTTTTTTCAGTTACTAAAATTATTGAAGAGTTAAAAAAAATGAAGGAAGTTTCGGAGCTAGTTAGTAGGGGCGTAGTTTATATGAATGAAAATTATGAATGATTTCTTCTTTTTATATGTGTATTCTGGGATTAGAGCTTGTTTGGTGAGGGGAATATGAAAATAGAGAATATAAATATAAGTGAATTGATTCCATATGCAAATAATGCAAAAGAGCATCCACAAGAGCAAATAGGACAAATAGCAAGTTCCATTAGTGAGTTTGGTTTCAATGATCCAATTGCTATAGATGATAAAAATGTAATTATAGAAGGGCATGGAAGACTTTTGGCTGCTCAAAAATTAGGATTAAAAGAAGTTCCTATAATTAGGTTATCTCATTTAAATGATTATCAAAAGAAGGCTTATATTATTGCACATAATAAATTAACAATGAATACTGGATTTGATGAAGAGCTATTGCAGATTGAAATGGATTTCTTAAAAGAAGCAAGCTTTGATTTAGAGATGATGGGATTTGATGAAGATGAAATGCTTGATTTTATGAATTATGTAGAAAGTAAAGGCAATATTTATGATGATGAAGTTCCTGAGATAGATGAAAATGAAGAGCCTAGAATTAAATTAGGGGATTTAATAGAGTTGGGAGAGCATAGGGTTCTATGTGGCGATAGTACTAAGAAAGAAGATGTTAAGAAGTTAATGGATGGTAAAAAGGCAAGTATGGTTTTTACTAGTCCCCCATACAATGCTAATGCAAAAACTGGTGATGGTGATATATTTAATGGCAAGAAAGCTAAAGAAATGTATAAAGGCTCATATGTTGACAATCAAGAATCATCTGAATATATAGAATTTGCAAAAAATGTTTTAGAAGCTTGCTTTAGTTTTACAAATGGATATATTTATTGGAATGTATCATATAATGCAAAATCAAAATTTGAATATGTTGCACAAATACAAGATAGGGTTGAATACTTGATAGAACAAGTTTGCTGGAAAAAATCCTCTACTATTCCATTTAAGGGAATGCTAATGAGAGACTGGGAACCAATCTATGTTTTTTCAACAAATAGGGAGAATTTAAAAACAAAAAATGTTACTTCTAATTTTTGGGAAATTAGCAATACTGGCTCGCAACAAGAAAATCATAAGGCTTGCTTCCCTGTTGCTTTAGTGGAAAAGGCTATAAATATAACTCCTATTGGCAACAATATACTTTTAGAGCCTTTTCTAGGCTCTGGCTCAACTCTTATAGCTTGTGAAAAGACTAAAAGAAAATGCTATGGAATAGAGCTAGACGAACACTATTGCGATGTTATTATTCAAAGATATTGCGAGTTTACAGACAATTATAATATAAAAATAAATGGCAAAAATATAGATTGGAGAAATTATAATTAATGGCTAAATCTAAATATATTGATATAGACTTAAAAAAGATATCTTACTTGATAGAAGTTAAAGGATATAATCATAAGCAATTAATTGAATATTTAGGAATTTCTAGAGAAACTTTTTATAATTGGATTAAAAAACATACTGACTTTTCTGACACTATAAAAAAGAGTAGGACACATTTAATAGAAGAAGTGAAAAACAAGCTTATAGAGCGAGCTAGGGGCATTGAGTATGAAGAGGTAACACAAGAGATAAAAATAATTGATGGTAAAGAGTATAAAACAGTTAAGAAAGTAAAGAAGTATATCCCTCCTTCTGATACAGCAATCATCTTCGCTCTTGCTAATTTAGACCCTAACAATTGGAAAAGAGCAGATAAGGTAGTTGAAGAGGATAATAAAACTAAAGTAAACATTAAGCACTCAGTATCTAAAGAAGAAATTGCAAAGAGGATAGATAATGAAGATTTCTAAAACTCTAAGATTTTATATAGACATGAGTCATAAATTAACTTTTGAAATAGAGGATAAATTCAAAGATATTTACTCTTATGAAGAAAGATTAATAAAATTTATGTCTAAATATCAAGATAATGTTAGAGATTTAAGAAGGTCTTTTTTAGTAGATTATTCAACAAATGATGAGTTTAGAAAAGAATATCATGATTATATGAATACTAATTTTGACTATATTGTATTTGTAAATTTAAATATATCAGCAATGGATCAAAGAAAATTTAATAAACAATGGTATTCTAAAAATGTTAGAAATTTAAAAGGAAATCAAAAACCTATCGTTCGTTTTACTGCTTATTGGTATCAAGTTATTTTATGGGAGATATATAAAAGATATAGTGTTGCTTATTGGAAATCAAGGGATATTGGACTTTCATTTTCTATTATCGCAGGTGAAGCAATGTCTTTATTGCATAATGAGGGAAGTGAAGTTATCTTCATGTCTAGAACTGAGAAAGATGTAGATATAACAGGCGATAGAACTCAGACTAATATGGGTCGTTTAAGAAGATTGATAGAGGATACTGTTATCTATAATCTTGACTCTATGTTTAAAGATAAACATTTAATGCTCTATGCAGATGATACGGCAGGAGTAAAAGGTGCAAATATTAATGGTGCAGGTCGTCAAGGTCGTTTTCAAAGGGGATTTGACGATGAAGCAGGAGCACAACAAAAGGTCGGTGATGTAGTTGAAGCGATAACAATGGCAACAACAACTACTTGTTTCGCAGGAACATTAAAGCCCGCTACAGATGCAGGATTCAGAAAGATAATAAAAGCAGGGCATAGGGTTGAAAATGATGTATTGAGGAAATTATTTGATGATTTTAAAGCTAATATAAAAGATGGATTAGAGTATAAAGAAGCATTTGATAAAGTGTTTACAGAGTTTGATAAAACGATACCTTCTGGAATGAGCTTGTCTTTTACTAATACTTTTAAGGACCATCCTCTAAAAGCTGGAGAATGTGATTATTTCAAGATAGAAAGTAATAGATTGTTGAATGATGAAGTTGTTATTTCTCAAGAATTATTAGCAGATTTAAACGCAGGTACTCCAGATAGGTCCTTTTACTCTTTAACTAAAGAACATCATGTTAAGTTTGATGAAACTAATTATAAAGATTTTGAAATACTAATGGGTTTTGATCCTGGCTCTCATGGAACTGCTGCAATGATTCCGATTATTGTTGATGATATTGGTCGTTACAATGTTCTAAAAGCTGAAATATTTAAACAAGGGAGTATGGGAACATGGCTTGATTATCTTATTGAAAAATATGGCAAGTTTATTTTATATGCTGAACAATCAGTAAAGAGTTATGAAAAATCGGGTTCTGGATGGATGAGTGCTATTAGAAGAAGGGGAATTAAAACGATTATAGTGTCAAATCGACATCCTGATGACCAATTATTAGTTGTTAATGAAGTAGGAAGACGAAAAATACTTGACGAAAACGGCAATTCGGTTTATGCTTTAAGGGTAGACGAACGCAACGAATGGTTCACTATGTATTATATAAGTGGTGAGAAATATGGAGGGGATAGACTTAAAAAAGAAATGAGTCATCCTGCTGAAGCAATGATAGCTCCACTATTTCAGTTAAATAAATATGTTTTAGAAGATATGAGAAACGAGGTTCACTATGGATAACTTTTACGCAATACCTTACGACCCTACGCAATTTGAGATTGATTTACGATACTTTAAAGGTAGACAAACAGCAGATTTAAAAAATTTTATTAGCGTTAGATATCAAAGAAATAAAGCTCATGTTCAAGCTATTAACACTAATTTAACTAAGACTTTTATTAGAAATAGTTCAAATATCTATAAAAATGAAGTTTCCTATCCTAATTGGAAAGATGACAAAATGATTGAAAAGAGAAGAAATTCACTTGCAGTTTTAGAAAACTATTTCAACCTTCAACAACAAGCTCTTTTGTGGATGTTTAAGATAGATAAAAAATGGAACTTCAAGGCTATTCATGCATCTGATTATATCGCAAGCTTTGATATAATGGGGACTCTTGAAAAGGTTATTATCAGAACAGGCACAAGGTTACAGCAATTAACGGACAAAAGTTCTGAAACATGGTATTCGTTTAAATTATGGTATGAAGGGAAAATATATAATTGTGTTGCTAAAGATTGGCAATCACTACCTTCCATAATTTCGAATGAAGAAACAGTCGATTTCAATACGCCTTGGATTCAAGATAGTATTCAACCTACTTTTGATATTTTCCCTTTTACAGTTATCGGAATTGATATTGCAACTCCAATTTCTTCAAATTTAATAACCATGGAAAATATAGTTTCTGGTGCTTTTGGCTGGGGGGAGATTGCAGGGCAAAGGAACTTTCTTAAGCAATTAGTGGGGAAAACAAGATTAACGCAAGGGGAATGGACAAAATTAAATAAGCAAATAGGATTAATGTCTAGTATAGATTTAAAATTAAGTGAAAGTGCAAACGATCAACCTACTTTAGATGTTCTTGATTTGGGAGATGCAAAAGCTCAGCTTGACTATTACTCTTTTATTTCAGAAGCATTAAAGCAAATTGCATATTCAAACGGCGTTGATATAAACGGTTTATTTTCTGATACTAAAGTTGAAAGTGGTAAGGCTAGATTACTAGCTATGCAAAATATTATAAGTGTAAGAAATGATAATATAAGAATTTGGTCTGAATTTGAAGAAAGGAATCAAGAATTAATGGTGAAGCTAGGCATTGTACCTAATGAATCTGAAGTTATCTATCATCCTTTACCAATTGGCGAAACTGAACTTGAAAGGGAAGAGTTAGAAGAAAAAAGACAACTAAACATTACTAATAGATTTAAAAATGGAACAATAACAAGATTACAGATGATTAAAGAGCTTGAGGATTTAACAGATGCTGAAGCTCTTGCAAGAATGAATGAAATTGATAAACAAAGAGGTAATGATATCAACATGCCTATTAATAATTTAAATGATGAAGGGGTTGAATAAATGGGTGAAATAGTGAAAATGGAAAAGAAAAATCCAATTAATAATATTACTGTATACAAAATATTGAAAATAATTAATATAAATGTTGATGGATTTCTTAAAGATAATATTGTTGTTACTGTTGATATGAAAGATAATAAAGGCAATAAGGTAAGAAAAGATTTACCTTATACCAATTTATTGACAGCCCAAGAATTAAAAAAAGGTGATGAAATAGAATTAATGGAAGTTAATAATATTAAAGAGGCTCAAGACTTTGTTAAGGGATTGAAATAAATGAATAAAGCAACTGCATTAATTAAGTATAATAAAAATAGCTTAGCTACTCAAGATACTCTTGACAATATGCTAAAAGCTATTGTTAAAAATATGGAAGGGTTAATTTTGCAGGATGTAGCGACAACTATTAAAAATGGCGGAACAAAGATAGAGGTTATTGATAAATTATATCGTGCTGAATTTTGGAAGGATAATCAAGAAAGGCTTTATAATTCTAAAGATAAGATGCTGGATAAATTCTTTAATATTTATAAAAAAGATATTGATACTTTAAAGGCAATATATCCTGAAGCTCAATTTGATATGACTACTTTAGATTATCAGATAAGACAATTTGATACTTTTTTAACTAAAGAGCTAGATATAATCAAGTTAATGAAAGTTACAGAAATGGAAGCGGTTGGGCTTGTTAGAATGGCACAGTTCGGGAATATAACAGACAATGAAGGTCTAATAAAGATAATAGAAGGCGGATTGAAAAGACCTATCGCACACTTAGAAACTAGATTGAAAACTACTCAATCAGTTATTTATAGGGGTAATAGAAATAAGTTTTACAAAACAATTAAAGAGGCTGATAAAGAGTATGTTTATGCAGGTCCTTCCGATGCTGTTACTCGTGATTTTTGCAGAAGAAATTTAGGCAAGATAAAAACTGAGAAAGTTTGGAGGTCTACACCTAATTATCAAATTGGGGATGCGTGGACTTTTGGAGGCGGTTATAATTGTAGACACGCTACTTACTTAGTTACTAAGAATTGGACAGAGGAAGAAAAGCAACTATTGCAAGATGATTTTAAGGTTAAGTAATGGCAAAAGTAGAAGTTAAAGGCTTATCTGTATTAAGGAAAATGGTTGATGTTCAACAATTGTTATTACAACAGATGATAGCTGAATTAATGGCAGATGTTTTATTGGAAATAATAAGATTAACAAATAAAGGCTTGAACGCTTATGCACAACCTTTTATACCTTATTCAAAAGCAACTGTAAGTCATAAAGTTAAAACGGGTAGGTCTACTACTCCAAATATGCAACAAACTTCTAGTATGTTAAGTTCTTTAAATGTTAAACCTGTTACAGTTACTAAGATTATTAAATATAAAATAAGTGCATCAGGAAGCTTTAAAGGTGTATCAAATAAGGCAAAGTTAGTGCATTTAGCAAATCATAAGAATTATATTATTTTAGAATGGACACCACATTACATGAAATTGGTTGATAAACATTCTAAGATATTTCAAAGAAGGGCAGCTCAAAAATTGAGCAATTTATAAATATTGTTTTTTTATGGAGGAGATATGAAAAACAAAATGTTTAATGTAGATGATCCAACAAATCAATCAACAGCTGAAGAGCCAAAAGTTGCTGAATCAAAGGTTGTTGAGCCAAAAAAAGAGGAAACTGTAAAAGATGCAGGATTATTCAAGGGTTTTACTCCTGAACAGGTTCTAAGGATGAAAGAAGAATTAAAGGCTGAGCATCAAAAAGAACTTGAAAATGCAAGAGTTGAAGCAAGAGAGAATTATAAAAAAGAGTTAGAGCAAGAGAAAGAAAAAAAGGAAATGCAACTTGTATTTGATAAAATTGAAGGTGATGAAAAATTAAAGCAATCTTTTGAAGAATATGGAGCAGATTATAAAACTATGGATAAAGCAAGTTTAAATGTTGTTTTAAGTATATTTGAAGGCAAGAAAAAAGAAACAACTGCAAATCCTGCTGGTGAAGGGATAATTAATCCTGATTCAAATGTGGATTTTGATAAAATAATTGCTGAAGAATTTAATAAAATGGGAGTTTAAAAATGGTACAATTAAATAAAAAAAGAGTAGGGAACATAAAAGAATTAAAAGAAGTTGAAGTTGATGATAAGTTTAAGAGCTGGAATTTAAAAACACATGATAAAGAATTAAGCTACAAGGAAGCAATAAATTTTAATAGTGCTGAAAGTAGAGAGTTGCAAATGAAGAATTTAAGAGATAAGGCGACAAGAGAAGGATATATTGAAATAAAAAATCTAGATATTATACAAAAGCTATTTCCATATACTCCTTTAGATAAATTTTATCAAGATGCTGCAGCTTTTTTTATTTGGGAATATTCAGGTTTAACAACTTTATTGGATAATAAAGAGGAAAGGGAAAAGGTATTTAATGCATTAACTGAAGCTGAAGCCGCTGCAGTAATTGGGCATTTGCACAGTGTAGGATTAACACAAAAACATCTTTTTATAAATGATGAAGGTCAAGTTGAAGAATCAAGGAAAAGGGAATTGAAGTTAATGGACAGTAAAGGCGGCTTCATTATGATTAAAAAAGAAGGTGAAAAAGGCAATCCTTACCCTAAAAGACGCCCTATGTATATTGATGATTTCTCCTTGAATCAGATAAAAAAAGCAATGAGTGAATTAAAAATAAAAATACCAAAATAAAAAACTTGACAAATTGTCAAAATGACAATAGAATGAAGATGTAATAGATTCTTTTAAGAAACGGGCTACCCACATTACGATTTTTTAATTTTAATGGAGGTATGCTATGTCAGCTGCTACAGGCTTTACACAAGAACAACTTACACATTTTCAAAAATTCGTGCAACATTTAGTTTTAAAATTTGGTATTACTGGTAATTTGCCTTTAAATGCTTTCTTAAATAAAATCAGAATGATTCATGGTTCACCTGCTGTTAACAGTGATGAAACAAGAACACAAAGATTTTTTGTTGAAGTATCTACGGGAACAGTTGCAGCAGTTAGTGCAGCTGGAGCATATACAGGAACTGACTTTTCAGCATCTGTAACACAATATGAAAACCTTGTAACAATCGCTCAACAGGGTGCAACTTATAGTTTAGCAGAAAGAAATATTGCTAAATTGACTCATTTTATTGGCAGTATTGATACAAGTGCTTCAGGAATCAAGAACGCAGCAATTAGATTTATCAATGAAGGTTATGGA